GCGGGTCGATGCTAGTCGAAAAGGAAAGCAAGGGGATGCATACCTCTGATGAAGGATACAAGATGGCCGTTACGGATGCGCTTTCCGTTGCCATGAAGATGCTCGGGGTCGCCGCTGAAATCTACCTCGGGAACTTTGACGGATCCAAGTACAGGACCGGCAACCCGCCGGCAGAATCCCACACGAAAGACCCGTCACCGGTCGGCACCCTTACCGCCGTCCAGACTTCCATCCTGAGAGAGCTGGGGGAATACTGCAAGGGTGACGAATCAGAGATGGACATGCTTCTCAAGGACCTGACAAAGTTGGAGAAAAACGGCACATGGGTATTCCTGAAACTGGACCAGGTAAGAAATCCCCAGTACAACACCGAATCATGGGCCAAGGCTTTCGGGGTAGCTCTCGGGAAGCTCCGCGCTAAGGTCAAGGCAGAATCCGGCGCCGCTCCTAACCCTTTAATCGCCCGGATAGACGCCGCCCTCACTACCATGCACGGAGACGATGAGGCCGCTAAATTGGCTACGGTAGAAGGTATGACCGGGAAAAAAGAATGGCGAGACATGGAAGATAAGAATCTTGAGGTGTTTGCAACCCTTTTGGAAGTGAGGATAAAAGATAATCCATCTTGAAATCTTCGCTTGACATCGTCAAAGAACGGTGATATTTTTCTTAAAACTGAATACGATTCGATGTGTCGGGGCGGACATTAAGAATTTACCTTTTCACTGAGTCAATGCGGGAGCGCCCCCTCCCCATTGACCTTTTGTTTTCCTAGGGGGCAACATGCAAGGCAATCTCACCGCTCCAATCCTTATCAAGCTCACCCAAGAAGATTCTGACTACCTCACTATGTTTTCCATCCAAGCCGATTGCACTCCGGGACAACTTGCTCGCTATGTGATCCGTAAGTTCATCCATGAAAAATTAAAAGAGGCTCCAGCACAACAAGGAGCCTGATAATGAAAGATGGCAACTGGATTCCTTTGGATAAGATGCTAATCAAGTATCTCCCAAAAGACCGATCTTATACGGTTTTAGAAGCATACTTTTCTCTTAGGTATGATGTGGAAGAAGGCAAGAATTACACAATAAACGGATATGCCCAACTCTGGGGATGGGACAGGAAAAAGGTGAGGACTTTCGTGGATGGAATGATGTCAGGGAAGGCTGTGAGACTGGGACACTTAAAGGACACTAAAGGCCCCGGTAAAGGGGCACTTATTCCCCATGACATCAGGTTTATTTTCAATAACTTAGGAGCGCAGAAGGACACAATCTCCCCACAATCTCCCCACAATCTCCCCACAATCTCCCCCACTACTATAAATCCTAATAAGAATATAAAACCTAAACCTTCAATTTATTCTGCCGATTTTGAAACTTTTTGGCAAGAATACCCAAGAGGCGACGGTAAAGGGAAAGCATGGGAGTCATGGCAAAAGATCAAGCCGCCAGTTGTAGCCGTACTATCAGCATTGACTTGGCAAAAGGTGAGTGACCAATGGACCAAAGAGAACGGGCAGTTTATTCCTCACGCAGCAACATATCTCAACCAGAGAAGATGGGAGGACAAACCGTCAGGGCCAAGAATTCTGACGGAAAAGGAGAAGTACGATCAGCAAGTGCAGGCAGCACTATAAACGGTATTTACCGTGTTTCGGATATTCAAGAAGAGTTACATCAGATAAGATTGCAGGGGCTGGACACCGGCGTTGCTACGGGGTGGAATAACCTGGATGATCTTTACAAGGTGAAAAAGGGAATGATGACGATAATAACAGGGATACCACAATCAGGGAAAAGCGAGTTTTTAGACGCCCTTCTTGTAAATTTGGCCGAACTGCAAGGATGGAAGTTCGCCGTATTTTCTCCTGAAAACTATCCTATTTCTTTGCATGTTATTAAATTAGCTGAGAAACATATAGGCAAACAATTCATGAACAGGCTTTTCCCTACCCTCGCCATGAACCTTATGCAGACTGAAACTGCTATCAATTTTGTCGGAAATCATTTCACATGGATGTACCCGGATTACACTGAAAAGATTAACCTTGACCTCATTTTAGCCAAGACTTCGATAATATTGGAACAATACGGGATAGATGGTTTGATAATTGATCCTTGGAACGAATTAGAACATGACCGGAACGGGAAGTCTGAAACCGATTACATAAGCGAATGTTTAACAAAATTACGGAGATTCACCCGCGAGCACAATATCAAAACTTGGCTGGTTGCTCACCCCCAAAAGATGATTAAAAACAAGGATGGCAAGTATGACGTTCCCACTCCTTACGATATTTCAGGATCGGCCCACTGGCGCAACAAGGCGGATTTTTGTATATGTGTCCACCGTGAAAACCTAACGGTCGATGAAGTAGATGTGTATGTTCAAAAAGTAAAATTTAAGCATTTGGGAAAGATTGGCAAGGCTCACTTTGAATATGACTGGAAAAGTGGAAGGTTCATAGACTCTATATAATAGGAAAGGAGGCATTATGTCCGACAGATTAACAAAGGATAAAACGGAATATGAAAGATTGATTGCTTTCCGAAGTGCTGCAATAGCTGATGGATGGGAGAACCGGCCACACGGCCAATTATTTAAAGAAGGGTATCTTATGGATATCCATGCAGAAGAAAGCGACGACTGGTTTTTGTCCGGGGCAGAAATCTATATATGGGGACCTGACGGATTGGCTCTAAAAAATTATCCGAAAGAATACGACTGGGAAGCCATCAAACAAAGGGCACGCGAGTGCCATTTCTGCGGCACCGATACAGGCCACATGCAGAGGGTATGCTTTGCTAACAAATCCTGTGACAAATGCTACCCTGCGGCGATAAAACGACTTGAAGTCCCTGGATGGGATGATTAAATGGTAAAGATAACGACCATCCGAGCGCTTGCGCTTACCATCCCATTCCATCACGACTTTATTGATCGGTGGGGAGATGTGCCTTTTAAATCAAGTGATTGGCAGATTGATAGGGGGAAATTAGTGTTAGACTTGGCAAAGGTAAGGGAAGGATACGCCAAAGAATTTGCTAGAAAGTCGATAGCTTACCACGAATCAAAAGAGAAACATTGATGACCATCTTCGACCTGTGGATAAGGCGGATAAACTACCTCCCCCAGAGATTGAGGGACATTGAGAAAAAGGCTCTTGAGATGGATGTGAAGATCAGCCAGGCAGTCGGGGCAAGAAGAAACTTTCTACATAAGGAATTGGCCCTATTCAAGCACGCCCCCGTAGATCACCTGACAAGAGCCATAATCTGCTGGCCGATGCAGAGGATGATTGAGAAGGAATTGAACCAGTTGAGGAAAGACCTGCTTTTCAGAGAGCATCCGCCAAAGGGGCAAATTACCCCCGAGATGATCGAACGTGCCTCACAGTTCCCTATCCATAAGCTTATCGAATTTGACGCCAGGGGGATGGCGTTGTGCTTCAATCATGAGGAAAAGACGGGGAGCCTGCACCTCAACAAGAAGACAAACACCTGCCATTGCTTCGGCCAGTGCGGCGAGACATGGAACCCCCTGCACGTTTTGAAACTAAGGGATAATTTATCTTTCCCAGATGCCGTGAGGAAACTATGCGTAAAGTGATCTGCTCGACAACGGGCGAAGTGTTCACCAGTTATGTGGAATATCTGAGGTCGGAACATTGGAATATTATCAAGACAATGTACCGAGATTCGCCTCTTTGTAAAAACGAATGTTATGTGTGCAAGGCTACTGCCAGCTATTTCACTCAGATGGATATCCATCATCGTTCATATCTCAATATCGGCAATGAATCACCTTCTGACCTTGTCGAATTGTGTCACCCTTGCCATGAGAAAGTCCATATTATCGCCAAAGATAAAACAATCAAGATGGCAGATATTTGTTTTGCTGTTGAATATTTGAAGCATAAATGGAAGTCGGAGAATAAGAAAAAGTCAAAAAGCAGTAAACCTGTAAAGTTATTACGGGTCGTTTAAAATTGCGCAGTGAGGAAATCATGCCAGAGGTAAAGACATTCTTTAAAGAGCCTCCCCGGTGGGACAGCAAACAGTATCGGGACTGGGTGTCTACCTTCCCAAGCTGCTTTTCAAAAGGATGGTTCTTACCTTCCAACCGGGGGAGCCTCGGGCTTTCCGATCCCCACCATGAAGCAGAGCCTGGCGAAAAGGGGATGAGCACAAAGCCGGGTGATGAGCATTGCGTGCCACTGGACAGGCGCACCCACTCCGTGATGGAGTCACCGGGACATAGCAGGGATGAAATATGGAAGGAACATGAGCAAGGGCCACATTTCGTCAAGGAACTTCTTTGGGAACTCTGGAAACGGGAAACAGGGGAGTATCCAGGGGAAGCAGAGAAATGGATTTTATTGTGGAGAACATAACCCCCTGACGCGGTGAGGGGAGTAAACTGAAAGGAGAACGGGAAAATGGAAGAGAAAGCTAATGTTGAACAGTGGGCTGTTGTTGAATTGTTCGGACATCAGAAGGTGGCCGGGCTGTTGACCGAAGCAACTATCGGCGGGTGCTCATTTTGATTGAAACTTTCAATGGGGAATATGCGAGAGGATCGGAATGCAGCACTACGAGAAAAATGTAGTTTCTGTCTCTGTATTTTGCCCGACCTGCAACAAATTAACTCAGCACAAGGTTACAAATCGGCGGGTGAGCGATTGCATGGAACATGAATCTAGCGGGATGAGCAAAGCGCAAATGAAGCGCCAGGAAGATCAGAAAAGCAAAGAATCACAGCCAGAGCTTTTTTAACCTTTAACCAACGCGCCAAGGGGAGGGGAGATGCTGCAAAAGAAGAGGCATAGTTTAGCGGAGAGCGTGATTAATGTGGCAATCGGCTATTTTGTGGCCCTTGCCAGTCAGATTGTCGTCTTTCCTCTTTTCAATATTCATGTGCGGTTTCGCGATAACATCATGATCGGGCTGTACTTTACAGCGATTAGCATAGTGAGAAGTTATTTAATCAGGCGATGGTGGACTACCCACTGAGAAATAAAATCTTGACATATAGCTTGACTGTGGTATTGTGTATTTAGCAATTCATTAAAGCGAGGTAAACACAATGCCCCCTAGGAAAGATAGGATAAACTCAATATGCGCTATATGTGGTAAAGCGTTTGGAGTATTGGAAAGCGAAGCCAAAAACGGGAGAGGAAAATATTGTTCAAAAGAGTGTCTCGGCAAATCAAAGAGACATGGTTCAATATTGTACTGTGATTTATGCGATTCACCATTTTACCGCCGCTTTGGAGAACAAGACGTAGGGGTTGCAAAAAATCAATTTTGCTCCCGTGATTGTTATTATGATTGGCGGCAAAAAGACATGAAAGATTCGACCTATTTGAAGTTCAAAGGTCGGCATATCCACAGAATGATTGCAGAAGAATATTTAAAGCGTGAATTGTCACCAGATGAGATAGTCCACCATAAAGACCTCAATAAAAAGAATAACGACCCCTGCAATTTAGCGGTTTTCCCGAACCAGTCATTCCACGCACGTTGCCATTTTGGAGAAATGACCGATGACGAACTTAAAACATTCTCACTTATACAATAGCTACGAATCTTTTATAGAGGCTAAGTCTCAAATATCTTGGAATTATGGGTTCACCCCAACATTTATGCCAGATTTCCTTTACGATTTTCAATCATATCTTGTTGATTGGGCTGTTCGCACCGGGAGGGGAGGACTTTACTGCGATTGTGGCCTTGGCAAAACCCCCATGCAGCTTGTTTGGGCCGAGAACGTAGTGAGACATACCAACAAGCCGGTATTGATATTGACCCCCCTTGCCGTGTCATTTCAGACCGTACAGGAAGCTGCGAAGTTTGATATAGACGCGCAACGGTCGCATGACGGCAAGCCGTGCAGGAATATCACGGTGACCAATTACGAACAACTCCACCGGTTCGACTGGCGGGATTATGGCGGGTGCGTCTGTGACGAAAGTTCCATCCTCAAAAACTTTGACGGCAAGCGGAAGGATGAGATAACCCAGTTCATGAGGAAATTACCGTATCGGTTGCTTGCTACGGCCACCGCTGCCCCTAACGACTTCACAGAGCTAGGTACAAGCAGCGAAGCCCTTGGTGGACTAGGGTATACCGACATGCTGATGAAGTTTTTTAAGAATGACCAAAATGTTATAAAGCCGATGACTTACCGGAACAAAGGTCAGAACTTTATGAATCATGAGGACGGGGCAAAATGGCGGCTTAAAGGCCATGCGGAAATACCTTTCTGGCGGTGGGTTGCTTCCTGGTCACGCGCAATGAGAAAGCCATCTGATTTTGGGTTCAACGATGACGAGTTCACATTACCGCCTTTAAACCAGCAAGAGCACCTTGTTAGGGCCAACAAACTGGCAGAAGGTATGTTGTTTGAAATGCCAGCTTTCGGATTGCGGGAACAGAGAGAGGAAAGCCGCCGGTCTATTGAATCCCGTTGCGGCAAGGTTGCGGAACTTGTTGAAACAGGTCAACCGGCCTTGGTGTGGTGCCACCTGAACGACGAAGGAGATTTGTTGGAAAAGATCATCCCTGATGCAAGGCAAATCAGCGGCAGAGATTCAGACGAAGCCAAAGAAGAGAAGTTTATGGCGTTTGTTAAAGGTGAAATCCGGGTATTAGTCACGAAGCCTAAAATCGGCGCATGGGGATTGAACTTCCAACACTGCAATCACGTTATTTTCTTCCCTACCCATTCATTTGAACAAGTCTATCAGGGAGTTAGACGGTGTTGGAGGTTCGGCCAGAAACGCCCCGTCACGGTGGATATTGTGACCACAGAAGGGGGCCAAGGGATAATGAAGAACCTCCAGCGCAAGGCAGCCCAGGCCGACAAGATGTTTACTTCGCTTGTAGCACAAATGAACAATGCAATATCAGTTGAGAACCGGATTAAATTCGATAAAGAAATGGAGGTTCCAAAGTGGCTATAATGGATATTGTTGTTGCAATCACCTTTATAATAGTTTATGATATCCCTTATGAGAAAACAAACAGCAGAACATATACATAAAAGAAGCCAGTCCAAAAGAAGGGGTGAATATTTTAAATGTGAAATATGCGCAACCCAATTTTGGAGGAAACCTTACGAAATCAAACAAGGGAACAACCGATTCTGTTCTAAACCTTGCTATTACGATTATCAAAGAGGGAAGACAAAAGATTTAAGTAACCGAAGAGTATGTAATGGGTCAGAAAACCCAAATTGGAGGGGGGGGAAGACCTCCATCCATAAATCTATCCGAGGAAGCAAGGCTATGTCGGTATGGCGCAAAGAGGTTTTTGAACGAGATGATTATACTTGCCGTTCTTGCGGTAATCGAAGTAAATCAAATAACTACTTAAGAATAGAAGCCCACCATATAAAACCGTTCGCAACATTTCCCGAAGTCAGATTCAATGTAGACAACGGGATGA